GCAACGCCCAGAAGCCACCGGTGGCGATGGCCGTGCGGTCACCGACTGCTAACCCAAACTAAAACCTATCGCACACAGACGGAGCAACCATGAAAAACACCACCCGCGCGGCCTTCAACGCCTACATGCATCAAATCGCCACGCTCAACGGCATCGAAGACGCCAGCACCAAATTCGCCGTTGCGCCCTCTGTCGAGCAAACGCTGGTCGAAAAAATGCAGGAATCCAGTGTATTCCTCAGCAAAATCAACATCCTCACCGTATCCGACCAGCAAGGTGAAAAACTCGGCCTTGGCGTCGGCTCCAGCATCGCCAGCACCACCGACACATCCGCGAATGATCGGGTAACGCAAGACCCGACCGATTTCGATCAAAACGGCTACCTGTGCACCCAAACCAACTTCGACAGCCACATCACCTATGCCAAGCTCGATGCCTGGTCCAAGTTCCCTGATTTTCAGCAACGCATCCGCAATGTCGTGCTCAACCGCATCGCGCTCGATCGCATCACCATCGGTTTTAACGGCACCAGCCGCGCGGCCACCTCAGATCGCGTCGCAAACCCACTGCTGCAAGATGTCAACAAAGGCTTTTTGCAAAAAATGCGTGAATACGATGGTGGCTCGCACGTCATGAGTGGCGTCGCAACGGCAGGGTCGGTCAATGTCGGAGAACTGGCCGGCTACGATTACAAAAACCTCGATGCCCTGGTATTCGATGTCGTCAACAACCTCATCGACCCCTGGTATCGTGACGATCCGCAGCTCGTAGTCATCATCGGGCGCGAGCTGATGGCAGACAAATACTTCCCGCTGATCTCAAACAACAGCAACACCCCAACCGAAGCGCGCGCGCTCGATCTGATCATCGGCGCCATGCGGGTTGGTGGCGTCACCGCCGTGCAAGTGCCGTTCTTCCCGTCGCGTTCGATCGCCATCACCCGGCTGGATAACCTGTCCATCTACCTGCAAGAAGGCAGCACCCGCCGCGTCATCATGGACAACCCCAAGCGCGACCGCATCGAAGACTACCAATCCGCGAACGAGGCCTACGTGGTTGAAGATCGCGGCTGCATGGCCATCGTCGAAAACATCAAACTGCCGAATGCTGCTGGCACAGCCTACGCCTAAGGAGTGAACGCATGACCCCAGCACAAATGCACATCATCCGCCGCCGTGCCGAGATCCAGTCCCGGCAAATGGCCGATGTATCCCCCGGCATCGGTTCGGCCCTGCAACACATGCTGGCCCAACTCGGCGAGCACAAGCGCGCCCTGCACGACATCCAGTCCGTCGAGCGCAAAATCGAATTCAAGCAGCAAATCATGCCCGACTATGACGCTTATATCGACGGCATCCTCGCTGCCGATAGCGGCACGCCCGATCCGGTCGTCACCACCATCATGGTGTGGCGGTTCGATGTCGGCGATTTTGCCGGCGGCATTACCCTGGCCGATTACGTCATCAATCACGGCATCCCGCTGCCAGATCAATACCAGCGCACCGCGCCCACATTGATCGCCGAAGAAGTGGCCGAAGGTGCACTGCGCCCGCAGGCCGGTGATGTCAACATCCCGCGTCCCACGCTTGATCAGCTCCAGCACGTCGCCGAGCTCACCGCCGAGCTGGACATGCACGATCAAGTCCGCGCCAAGCTTGAAAAAGCCATCGGCTACGCCCTGCGTGATGCACAACAACCAACCGAGGCCTTGCCACACCTTGAGCGTGCCCTGCAACTCAACCCGCGCGTTGGCGTAAAAAAAGACATTGAAGCCCTTGAGCGCGACATCAAAAACAGCGCCAAAGGCTAAACAGAGCAGCACCACTGCACCTCGGCGGCCCATCGATGCCCGGTTGATCCTCCCCGGAACACCTCGATGAACTACCGCCGAACCCATTAATAAGGAGGGGCCGACCATGACATTCAATGCCACCGGCCTGCCGAACCCTGGTTCCGCTGAACAAATCATCCAGCCACAAGGGTTTTACCCGGCTGTTTTGCTGTCCGATTTTCGCAGCCATGCCCGCGTCGATCACACCATCGATGATGCCCGTTCCGCCTATCAGCTCGCGCTGGCCGTCGCCCACATCAACCGCCAGTTGAATGCCTGGCAACAGCAACAAATGGATGCCGGCATCACCGAACTCGATCAAGCCCAGGGCCTGTACTACACCGCCGCCGTATTCCACCACGCCAAGGCAAGGCTACTGGAGCAGTACCGCGACATGGACTCGCGCCACGTCGGCAGCAGCACCACGCGCGACCCGCAAGCGCTCGATGCCCGCATCGATACCGAATGGCGCGAAGTGCGCCGCTCACTGGCCGCCCTCACCGGGCGTGCGCAAACCACCGTCGAGCTCATCTGATGGCAGTCTCCTACCGTGTGCGCACCCTGCAAGGCGACACCATCGACATGGTGTGCCTGCGCGTTCAGGGCCGCCTGATTCCCGGCATGGTCGAGGCCACGCTGGCCGCCAACCCCGGCCTAGCCGATCTCGGGCCAATCTACGACACCGGCGTTGAACTGACCCTGCCAGAACTCGCCGAAAAACCAGACAACACGATCAAACTTTGGGATTAAAAATGGAGCCAGCCTCAACATCCATCACCGGCATCATCGGGCTTAAATTTGCCACGCTCATCGCCGGTGCTATCGGCGGCGTCATCAGCCTGCGTTATATCGAGGAGCTCACCACCTTTGGCCGCGTCATGGCCGTGCTCTCCGGCATGGCCATTGCCGGTTATGGCACCCCAGCCCTGGATTCATTGCTCGATTTAAGTTCAGCCATGGAAAATGTTATCGCCTTTGGTCTTGGCCTCACCGCCATGAACTTAATCCCCGGCCTGCTGCGCATCAGCGCCTTATTCAAAGAAGACCCGCTCGGGTTTATCCGCCGCGTACACAACCAGAGATCACATGATGATGAAAAACACCATTGATGCCGTCATCAACGACATCCTCGAGCGCGAGGGCGGGTTTGTTAACCACCCCGATGATCGCGGCGGCCCAACCAACCACGGCATTACCCAAACCACCTTATCCGCCTACCTTGGCCGCCCGGCGACCATCGAAGATATCCAGCAGCTCAGCGCCGAAACCGCAGCCCAGATCATCCTGACCAACTACTGGATAAAACCCGGATTCAGCGACTTGCCGCTGGCAAATACAACCCAGGCCCTCTTGCTCGATACCTGCGTTAATCACGGGCCAACCAATGCCATCCGGATGCTGCAACGCGCCGCCCTTGCGGTCGACGATGGCGTCATCGGCCCCAAAACCCGGGCGGCCATTGCCGCCATGCCCAATATCACCGCCCGGCTGGTTGCCGAGCGCGTCGTGTTTTACGGCCGCATCATCACCAACCACCCCGATCAAGCCCCGTTTGCCGCCGGCTGGGCCAACCGCGCGGCAGAATTTATCCGGAGCATGTGCATATGAACTGGCAAGACGTTGGCAACTGGATAAAAAACAACGCGGGCAGCGGCGCGGCACTGGTCGGCTCCCTGCTGACCGGCAACGTCCCCGGCGCCATTGCCGCCGGCGTATCGATGGTCAGCAGCGCCACCGGCACCACCGATCCCGATCAAGCACTGGCGGCGATGCAAAAAGACCCGCAAACGCTGGTCAAACTCAAAGAACTGGCAAACCAGAACGAGGCCGACATCCGCGCGCATATCGCCCGCATGACCGAACTGGAACTGCAAGACAAGCAATCCGCCCAGCGCGAAACCCAGCAAACCATCCGCGCCGGTGATGCAGCAGAAGACCCGTTCGTACGCCGCACGCGCCCGGCACAAAGCTGGATCAGCCTCATCGCCGCCCTGGTCTACATCCTCGCCATGTCCATGACCGACCGGCACATCGATGAAGCCGTACTCATCGCCCTGTTCACCCTGCCATGGGCCTACGCAGGCCTGCGCGAAGTCGGCAAGGGCATCACCACCATCAGCACCCGTCCGCGCGCTACCGAGCAAGGTAAAAAAAATGTCTGATGCCGCCGATGCCGCCACCGAGCTGATCGAATCACGAAACGCCCAGGCGCTGATCAACCATAACAACCAGATCCAGCGCGGGCCGGTATATACCGGCTATTGCCTCGAATGCGGCGAGCCGACCGAACACCCGCGCCGCTGGTGCGATGCCGCCTGCCGCGACCAATGGGAGAAACACCAGAGATGATCAAACTCCTTGGGTTAAGAGATCACCTGTTAAGCCTCGCAGGCGTCCAGCAAGACAGCATCAGCGTCTATGCCGCCGATGGCCATGTCATCGGGCGCGATGCCGACCTGATCGAATATGCCTACAAGGCCGAAATCACCATCACCGAATACAACGGCAGTGCCGATACCATCCTCTGGCCGGTACATACCTGGTTGCTCGACCACGAGCCGAACATCACCGACGATCAATTCCAGTTCGAGGTCGATCTGCTCGATAACGAAGGCGTGGATATCCTCATCACCCTGCCGCTCACCGAGCGCGTGCAGCGCGATGCCACCACCGGCGCATTTACCCATTTTGACCCGGTCGAACCGGCAGACCTGTTCGGCCCAACCATCACCGTGCCCACCACGCCATGAGCCAGCGCATCGACGCGCTCGAACCCTGGATGGCAGCCATCATCAATGGTGCGGGGCCAGCGGCCAGTCGACGCCTGGCCAACCAAATCGCCAAAGCCTTGCGCCAGTCGCAACAAACGCGCATTGCCGCGCAAAAAAACCCCGATGGCAGCCCCTATGCCCGGCGCAAAATCCAGCTACGCAGCAAAACCGGCCGCATCAGCGCCCGGCAAGACATGTTCCGCAAGTTGCGCACCGCCCGCTTTCTCAAGGCCAAAGCCACAACCAATGCCGCCATCGTCGGCTTTAGCGGCAACGCCGCCCGCATCGCCATGGTGCATCAATGGGGCCTGCGCGATCGGGTAGAAAACCCCGGGCCACTCATCCGCTACCGCCAACGCCGCCTGCTCGGATTCACCGACGACGACCGCAACCTAATCGCCGAAACCGTGCTCGATTCGGTGCTGCCAAAGTAATGCAAGTTATAAAAAGCCTATAAAACTCAATCAGTAATGCTCAATCCTGACCCCGGCACCATCATGGACGCATGAAGCAAACCGAAATCCTCCGCGCGCTGCAAAACATCATCCGAATCGGCACTATTGCCGAGGCGGATTATGCCCATGCCCGCGTGCGCGTAGCAGTTAGCGAGCTTGTAACCGGCTGGCTCCCTTGGGTTGTCAGCCGCGCCGGTTCGGCAGTGGAATGGTGGGCACCCAGCATCGGCGAGCAGGTCGTCGTGTTATCGCCAGCGGGCGATTTAGCGCAAGGCATCGTGCTTAATGCACTCTACCAAGCCAGCACCCCCGCGCCGGATGCTAATCCCGAAGTGCACAAAGTGGTATACCCAGATGGCACCGTGGTTGAATACAATGCTCAAGCGCACGATCTTAAAATCACCACCGTCGGCACCATCACCATACAAAGCGCTGGTCATGTCAACGTGCAAGCACCCAGCGCCACGGTAGATGCCCCAACCACCACCTTTACCGGCGATGTGACCGTGCAAAAGCGCCTCACCTTCATGGGCGGTATGACCGGCAGCAATACCGGCGGTGGCGCGGCGGCCAGCATCACAGGCGACATGATCGTCGATGGGATCAGCGTATCGCATCACACGCATGCCGACCCGCAAGGCGGCACCGTCGGGCAGCCGCAATGAGCGCCACAACCTATCGCGGCATGAACGCGCAAACCGGCCAATCCATCGCCGATATCGATCACCTGCGCCAGTCGATCACCGACATACTCACCACCCCGCGCGGTGCGCGCGTCATGCGGCGTGAGTACGGCTCCGATCTGCCCCGGCTCATCGATGGCCCCATCAATGCCCGCCTGCTGCTGCGCGTGTACACCGCCACCGCCTACGCACTGGCGCGCTGGGAGCAACGGCTAAAACTCACCCGCGTATATAGCGATCTGGCCACAGATCAACCCGGCGGGCTGGTGCTCACCATCGAGGGTACCGTCAATGGGTCCCCCGTGCGCATCGCCGGCATCACCGTATCGGGTGGCTTTTAATGGCCGGCGGCTTTACCGCGGTTGATCTATCGCAACTGCCCAAACCGGCGGTTGTCGAAACGCTTGACTACGAAACGATTCTGGCCGAACTCAAAGCCCAGCTCACAGCGCTCGATGCCACACTGGCGCCCGTGCTCGCGCTCGAATCCGAGCCATTGACCAAAATCGTCGAAGTGTGCGCGTATCGAGAACTCAACCTGCGCCAGCGCATCAACGAATCCGCCCAGGCCGTCATGCTCGCCTACGCCCGCCAGTCAGATTTAGACAACCTCGGCGCGCTGATGAACGTGGCCCGCCTGCAAACCGACCCCGGCGACCCGAACGCCATCCCGCCGGTTCCGCCCAGCTTCGAAAGCGATGCCGATTACCGTCGCCGCATCCAGCTATCGCCTGAAGGGTTTAGCACCGCCGGTCCAGAGGGTGCCTATGTATTCCATGCCCTGTCTGCCTCCGGCGATGTGCTCGATGCCTCGGCAATCAGCCCAAACCCCGGCGAAGTGCTGGTCAGCATCTTGTCACGCACGGGCGATGGCACCGCCGATCAGGCATTAATCGACACCGTATTGGCCGTGTTATCTGCCGATGATGTCCGCCCGCTCACCGATCAAGTAATTGTTCAAAGCGCCGCCATCATCAACTACCAGATCACCGCCACCCTGTATTTTTATGCCGGCCCCGGCAAGGATGAAGTGCTGGCAGCAGCCCAAGCCGCCGCCGAAGCCTACGCACAAAAACAGCACCGACTGGGGCTAGATGTCACCTTGTCCGGCATCTATGCCGCGCTGCATCAAAGCGGTGTGCAGCGCGTGGCGCTCACAAGCCCGGCAGCGGATATCGTCATCGATCGGCAAAGCGCCTCGTATTGCACCGCCATCGCCCTAAGCGACGGAGGCCTCGATGAGTAAGCCCAGCCTGATGCCGCCCAATGCCACGGCCACCGAGCGCGCCATTGAGCAAGCAGGCACCCGGTTCGAAGACATAACCCTGCCACACCGCAGCCTGTGGAACCCGGACACCTGCCCGGCAGAACTGTTGCCTTGGCTGGCCTGGGCCTTGTCGATCGATAGCTGGAAAACCTACTGGCCGGAGAGCATCAAACGCGCCCGCATCCGCACCGCAATGGAAATCCAGCGCAAAAAAGGCACGGCAAAATCCGTGCGCGATGTCGTGCAGAGCTTCGGTTCATCGCTCGCCCTGCGTGAATGGTTTCAAACCGTACCCAACGGCACGCCCTATACCTTCGAGCTGATCCTGACCACCGGCACCAACGTGCCCAATACCGCAGCCTATCAGCAAGACATCGTCGATGAAGTATCCCGCACCAAACCCGTGCGCGCCCACTTCACGCTCACCACCGGCCTTGCGGCCAGCGGCGGGATTGGCCTGCTTGCGGCCGCGCGGCCTTTCATCTACCGCCGATTGAGACTTGAGGCTTAAGCATGTCCTTGATCATCACCATCACCGATGCCGGTCGCGCCGAAATCGTTAACGCACAAAACACCGGCACCGGCCCGGTACTCATCACCGAGATCGGCTTTGGCACCGGCCAATATACGCCAGCGCCAACCCAAACCGCACTCCAGGCAGAAACCAAGCGCATCAGCACCCTATCCGGCCAGGTTGTTGCACCGGATACCATCCACGTCACCGTGCAAGATACCAGCGCCGATACCTACAACGTGGGAGAATTCGGCCTGTATACCGATAGCGGCACCCTGTTCGCCGTGTTCAGCCAGGCAGCCGCCGCCGGCTGGATTATCGAAAAAGCCAGCGTATCGACGCTATTGCTCGCCACCGATGTGATATTCAGCGACATCGATGCCGCTAGCCTCACCTTCGGCGATGCCGCATTCCTCAACCCGCCGGCCACAACCACCGTTCAAGGCGTCGTCGAGCTGGCCACCAGCGCAGAGACACAAGCAGGCACAGACACCACCCGCGCAGTTACGCCAAAAGCGCTGGCAGATACCTACACCGCCGCCGATGTGCTTAATAAAATCAAAACGGTTGATGGAAGTGGCAGTGGCTTAGATGCTGATTTATTAGATGGTATTGATAGCACAGGATTCGCCATTTCCACTTTCCCAGGCATAGTTGATTTAAATACAATCACAAAATCAGGGATGTACCGATTAGAGTCAAATCAACTTAATCAACCGCCGAATACTGATTATGGGCAGATGCTTGTGATACATGGAGGCAAAGATACCATCACACAAATGGTTTTTAATTATTCCGCAGCTAATGTTTATATTCGTTCAGGAAACCCACCTGAAGTTGGTGCAAATGGAGCATGGACTCCTTGGTATAAAATTTGGAATGAGGGTAATGATGGAATTGGCAGTGGCCTAGATGCTGATTTACTAGATGGTCAACAAGGTAGTTATTATTCTCCTGCCGGTGCTGTATCTATGTTTGCAATGTCAACCCCGCCTGCTGGCTGGTTAAAAGCAAACGGAGCGGCCATTTCAAGAACGGCTTATGCCGCTTTGTTTGCTGCCATTGGCACAACGTTTGGCACTGGTGATGGTTCAACCACATTTAATTTGCCCGATCTGCGCGGTGAGTTTTTGCGCGGGTTTGATGATGGGCGCGGTGTGGATAGCGGGCGGGGTTTTGGCAGTTGGCAAGATCACGCCGTACAGGACCACACGCACTCCTACAGAAGCCCAGTGGAGGGTATTGATACTGACCGTGGTACACAGTCGTCCAACTTTTCTATTGACGGCACTTCTGTACCTACCACTGGCGGCTTGAATTCTGGAAACCCCGCAGCAGAAACCCGCCCGCGCAACATCGCTTTACTCGCCTGCATTAAATATTAAAAAGGAATACAAAAAATGACAAATCCAACTGCATATATTTACGATAAAAATACAAATGAATATTTAGGAGCAACACAAGCAGACCCTTCACCGCTTGAAGAAGGTGTCTGGATATATCCGGCATTTACTACGGATAAAAAGCCGCCAGATGCAGGTGCTAATCAGGCAGTCGTATTCAATGGCGATTCTTGGGCACTGGTGCCGGACTGGCGCAAGCATACCTACTGGCTGGCCGATGGCTCGGAGCACACGATTGAGGCGCTTGGCGAAGAACCACCTGCTGACGCGCTAGATGCGCCGCCGCCACCTGCACCACCTACGGCAGAACAAATCATCGCGGGGTTCACCGCTGCTATTCAAAAGCGGCTGGATGACTTTGCCAAAACCCGCAATTACGACAGCATTTTGTCTGCCTGTACCTATGCCACCAGCACCGTGCCGACGTTTGCGGCAGAGGGGCAAGCGGCAGTTGATCTACGGGATGCCACTTGGGCAAAAGCGTATGAAATCCTCAATGCCGTGCAGGCAGGCAAACAGGCCATGCCGACAGAGGCCGAACTCATGGCGCAGTTGCCGGCACAGGCATGGCCGCAATGAACGCGGTTTTGATCATCCTTGCCGCGATTCTTGGCGCATTTTTCCATCGCTTTCGCGGTGGGTGGCCAGATAAGCCACGCTGGATGCCGGGGCACGCTCGGTTCTGGGCTGCGCTGTTCGTGCTGGCTGCTGGTTGGTTTGCATTCGAGCCACTCACTGCCGTGCTGATTGCCGCCCTGTACCTGTTCGGCTCCACCTTTGGCTGGCATAACTGGATGAACTGCGGTGATCCGAATATCTACCGCAATGGGCCGAATGTCGGCTGGATTGACGATGCGCTGTTTCGGTTATTCGGCCCGTACTGGGCACCGGTTAGCTCGCCCGTTGAGCAATCCGGCGACTTTGCCAAGATCGGCTATACCGTGCAATCACCCATCGGTGGTGTTCGACCAGCATTATGGCGCATCAAGGTCGCCTGCCTTGGCATGGCCCTGCGCGGCCTGTTCTACCTGCCGATGCTGCTGGTCATCCCGGTGCTGTATCGCTCAGCGGATGCCGCATGGCTGGCGCTATCGGTGCTGATGTTCGCCCCGATCTACGGGCTATCACGTTGGATTTTTGAACAAACAAAACAGCGCATCACCTATCGGGATGATTCGCTCACCTTGGCAGAGCCGCTGGTCGGGCTGCTATTTGGTGCCGTACTCATGGCGCAGTGGGTTATTGCCACGCCATGAACACTTTTAACCCATTAACCGCCACCCATACAACCACACACAGAGGGATAAACCATGCCTACTGATTACCACCACGGCGTGCGCGTCGTCGAACTCAACAACGGCACCCGGCCGATCCGCACCATCAATACCGCGATCATCGGTTTGGTGGCCACGGCAGACGATGCCGCCCCTGCCATCAAGGCACGGCTAGATCTGGCCTGCATCCCGGCCAATACCGGCATCACCTATACAGCCGTCAACGCGGGTGCTGCCGGGAATAACCTGCGCATCAAATACATCGACCCAAGCGCGCTGAGCGTAGCGCTATCCATCGCGGTGGCTGGCAACGATATCAGCATCACGCTGTCCACAGATGCGGCCGGCGCCATCACCTCGACTGCAACGAGCGTGATTACCGCCATCAATGCCGATGCCGCAGCCTCGGCGCTGGTACTGGCAGCCAATGCCAGCGGCTCGGATGGCTCGGGCATCCTTACGGCCAAGGCGTTCAATAGCCTGGCCGGGGGCATCGATGAGCCGTTCCCGCTCAACACAGCCGTGCTGATCACCGATGTACCCACCGCCATCGGCCAGGCCGGTGCCAGCGGCACGCTCAAACAAGCGCTCGATGGCATCAACGACCAGGCCAATGCCGTCACCGTAGTGGTGCGCGTGGCCGAAGCCGCCGATGAAGCAGCCCAAACAGCCAATGTGATCGGCACCACGCTGGCCGATGGCAGCCGTACCGGCCTGCAAGCCCTGCTGGATGCCAAGGCCAAGTTCAACCTCAAGCCGCGCATTCTCGGCGCGCCGGGGCTGGATAATCAGGCCGTGGCCACAGAGCTTGCCAGCATCGCGCAAAAACTGCGCGGCTTTACCTATGTCAGCGCCTGGGATTGCGCCACGCGCGACGATGCCCGCATGTACCGGCAAAACTTCGGTGCGCGCGAGCTGATGGTGGTCTGGCCCGATTTTCAGGCATTCGATGTGGATGCCGCCGCCACGCTCACCGTGCCCGCCGTGGCCCGTGCGCTTGGCCTGCGCGCCAAGATCGACAACGAAGTCGGCTGGCACAAAACCCTGTCGAACGTCGAAGTGCTGGGCGTTACCGGCATCAGCAAATCGGTGCACTGGGATCTGCAAGACCCGAACACCGATGCCGGCCTGCTCAATGCCGATGAAGTCACCACGCTCATTCGGGAATCGGGCTTTCGCTTCTGGGGTTCGCGCACCTGCTCGGATGATCCGCTGTTCGCGTTCGAGAACTACACCCGCACCGCGCAAGTGCTGGCCGATACCATCGCCGATGCCCACATGTGGGCAGTGGATAAACCCATGACCGGCAGCCTGGTGAAAGACATCATCAACGGCATTAATGCCAAGCTGCGCGAGATGGTCTCCAACGGTTATCTGATCGGAGCGAGCTGCTGGTTTGATGAGCAGATCAACACCGCCGATGTGCTCAAAGACGGCAAGCTCTACATCGATTACGACTATACCCCGGTACCGCCGCTGGAAAACCTGATGCTGCGCCAGCGCATCACCGACCGCTACCTCATCGATTTTGCCGCCCTCGTGGCCGCCGCTTAAGGAGATAAGACATGGCACTCCCATCCAAACTGCGCAAGTTCAACCTGTTCAACGAGGGCCGCTCGTATCTCGGCATCGTCGAGGAGGTGACCTTGCCCAAACTCAGCTGGAAAACCGAGGAATACAACGGCGCAGGCATGGTCGCGCCGGTTGATATTCCGCTCACGCTCGAAAAGCTCGAACTGCAAATGTCGCTCGGCGGCATGGTGGTCGATGCCCTGCACCAGTTCGGCACCATCGGCCTATCTGATGTGGGCCTGCGCTTTAACGGCAGTTACCAAGAAGCGCAAGGCAGCGTGATTCAGGCCGTCGAATGCGTAATTCGCGGCTACCACCGCGAAATCGACATGGGCAATGTGAAGCAGGGCGACAACACCCAGCACAAAATCACCAGCGCCCTGAGCTACTACAAGCTGAGCATCGACGGGCAAGACATCATCGAGATCGATGCGCTCAACCAGATTTTTGTCGTCAACGGCAAAGACCTGTACGCCGATCACCGCAAGGCACTGGGCTTGTAACCCAGCGCCGTAACAACTGCCCAGCGCATGGCCTAAAGCAACAGCCCTGCGCCATACCCAACAAGGACAAACCATGAGCAACGCAACCAAACCACCCAAAACCACCACGGTAGAACTCAACGAGCCAATCAGCCGCGGCGATACCGTTATCGACTCGATCGAGCTGCGCAAACCCACCTCCGGCGAACTGCGCGGCATGGCCTTAACCGACCTGATGCGCCTCGATGTCGACGCGCTCATCACCCTGATTCCGCGCATCAGCAGCCCGGCACTCACCGAGCACGACTGCCGCGCGCTGGATGTGTCTGACTTAACCAGCATTGGCACCGAGTGCATTGGTTTTTTTATGGGCAAATCCCCGAGTGCGTAGAAGATGCCATGGCGGATATAGCGGCGGTATTCCACTGGCCGCCCGATGCCATGGAACGGCTCGAACTGGACGATTTAATGCAGTGGCGAGGCCGCGCGGTTGAGCGCTATAAGGCAATGAACGGGACCGAATAGAGGTGATGTATGGCAAAAGAACTTGATCTGCGGGTACTGCTTGAACTGGCGGACAAGTTCAGTGCACCGGCCAATCGCGTCAGCCTCGCATCCAAGGCCACCGCCGCGGCGGTAAAGGCAGCGCGTGAGCAAACCCGTGCCATGCAAAATCAGCTCGGCCAGGTGCGCGATCTGAATAAAATGCAGCGCGCCCTGGGCACCACCGGGCAAGAGCTGGATGCAGCCCGGCGCAAACTCGCCGAGTTATCCCGCGCGCAATCAAGCACGGGTGATCAATCCAAAAAAATGGCGCGGCAAATTGATCTGGCGCGCGCGTCGGTGCGCAAGTTATCTGATAAACAAGATGCCTTAAAGCGCCATTCAAGCGCTGCCCGCACGGCACTGCGCGAGCAGGGAGTTGATACCCGCCATTTAACGCAAGCCGAGCAATCGCTTGGCGAGCAAATAAACCGCGTGAACAAGCGCCTAGCCAGCCAAAAAACATGGCTTGGCCGTGTGAGTAAAGCCGGTGATGTCGCCCGCGGCATGCTTAGCCGCACGTGGGAGGTGATGAAAACCGGCGCGGCGGTTGGCGTTGCTGCCGGTGCTGCCATGCTGCCCTTCGTTAAAACAGCGGCGCAATTCGAGCAGTATCAGGCAATCCTGGAAACAGTCGATGGCTCTCAAGCCAAGGCCAAGCAATCGATGGCGTGGATCTCCAAGTTCGCCGTAGATACCCCGTTCGAGCTCGATCAAGTAACCCAAGCCTATGTACGCCTGCGCGCCTATGGCATGGACCCCACCAACGGGCTGCTCAAAACCCTGGGCGATACCAGTGCGGCGATGGGTAAAGATGTGATGTCCGCCGTTGAAGCGATTGCCGATGCCATTACGGGCGAGAATGAGCGGCTCAAAGAGTTCGGTATTAAAGCCAGCACCAAGGGCAATACCATCACCTACACCTACACCGATAAAAACGGCATACAAAAACAACTACAGGTGATGAAGAACGACCGAAAAGCCATCGAACAAGGCCTGCGGCAAATCTGGGATGAGAAATACGCTGGTGCGATGGAGCGCCAAAGCAAGACGATGGGCGGCCTGTGGTCCAACCTGATGGACCAGTGGACCCGATTCCAGCAAATGGTCATGGCATCTGGGCCGTTCGAGAAAATCAAGAACCAGTTATCTGACCTGCTGGACAAAATCAACGAGATGGCAGCCAATGGTCAGCTCCAAGCGCTCGCCGATAAAGTGGGTGCGCAAATGGTGCGGCTCATCGATGCCGCCACCATTGCCGCCAAAAAACTATGGGCGCTGGGTGTGGCCGCCTTCGATGTGGCCAACCGCGTGGCGGGCATGGTGGGTGGCTGGGAGAACCTCGCCATTATCCTCATCGGGCTTAAAATCCTGCCCACGGTGATGATGCTCGGCAAGCTGGGTTCTGTGTTGTGGGGGCTGGGTGCCACCATCCTGCCGTTTGTTGCCAAGGCGGCGGTGTGGCTTGGGCGCGCGTTTATGCTCAACCCCATCGGGCTGGCTATCACCGCCATCGCAGGCGCAGCGTATCTTGTGATTACCCACTGGGATACGGTTAAGTCGGCACTCGGTGCCGTGTGGGGCTGGATTAAAAGCGCCGCCGCTGCGCTGGCCGATTTTGTTTCACCCGTGCTGGTCAAAATCGCGCCTGCCCAGTTGATTACCGAAAGCTGGCAAGCCATCAAGGCCGTGCTCGGTGAAATATGGGGCTGGATAAAAGCAGCCGGGGCAGAAATGGCCGCTGGCTTGAAGTGGGCGCTACTCAACATGACGCCTGCGGGGCAAGTTATCGCCCACTGGGAACAAATCAAAACCGGCGCCGGGGCTGTGGTCGATTGGCTCAAATCGCTCCCGGCACAGATGATGGATATCGGCCGCAATATCATCGACGGCATTGGCCGCGGCATCGATGAAAAAATCCAGGGGCTGAAAAACAAGATCCTCGGGCTGGCCGATAGCTTGCCCGATTGGATGAAAAGGCCGCTGGGCATCCACAGCCCCAGCCGAGTGTTTGCGCAAATTGGTGACAACACCATGGCGGGGCTGGCGATGGGCTTGAGCCGTTCGAGCAAAGCGCCGATGGGCAGCATTTTGCAACTCAATGACAAACTCAAGCGCACGGCCGCAGGCATCACGATGGTGGCGGCGGGTGCCTCGGTTGGCGCCATGCCTGCCGCGGCCCACGCGGGCACAAGTGGCAAGATCGAGATTATCCAGCATATCTACGCAGCGCCGGGGCAAGATGCCGAGGCAGTCGGGCGCGGGGCCACCCAGGCGGCGTTCGACATCATCAACGGCAAAAAGGCCGGGGCACTGTATGACGCCGATTAACCAATCTTCGACAGGAGCAATGCCATGCTGATGATGCTGGGCGGATTTATGTTCGAGCGCACCACCTTCGCGCCGCAGCAAACCAGCCGCACAACCGAGTGGCAGCACCCAACCAGCAACCGTATCGGGCTGGAGCCGCTATCGCAATTCACCGGCAAGGGGAGCGACAAGCAAACCCTTTCCGGCAAGCTGTACCCGCAGCTCACCGGCGGGCCGGTCGCCATTGATATTCTGCGGGGCATGGCCGATGCGGGCGGCGCGTATCTGCTGGTGTCTGGCACCGGTCATATACTCGGTGCCTGGGTGATTACCGGCATGAGCGAAACCCGGCGCGAGTTTTTCGCCGATGGCACCGCCAAGGTGATTGAATTTTCGATTGATCTGCAACACGCGCCGGATGATGCCATCGACCAGCTGACAAACCTCACCATCGGGGCGGGCATCAGCGCTGTGCTCAACGGGCTGGGCGCATGAGCCGCAGCTACACGCCCACCCCGGCAGACCCGGCACCGGTATGGGGGCCATGGGTAGCGCGTGGGCAATCTGCCGATGAGCGTCGCAAACGCATGGCACAGGTGCCAGATGCCCTGCAGGAACGGGTAGCGCGTTATGTGATCAGCGTGTTCGAGCTCAAGGCCGCGCACAAACGCCGCCAAGCAAAGATGGGGTATTAAGCCATGAGCCGCGTGCCTGCATTCAACCTGCTGCTCGATGGCAAGCTGCTTACGCTGGATAACCGCAGCGTCGAGATCACCGTCACCGACTACAGCGGCGACCAGGCCGATGAACTGGTGGTAAAAATAAGCGATACGCTGCCCAACCGCCGCATTGCCTTTCCACGGCTCGGCGTCACCTTGGCCTGCCGCTTGGGCTGGCAGGGCGAAGATTTAACCGACATGGGCACCTACCTGATAGACAGCATCAGCCACGATGGCCCGCCCGATGCCATCACCATCAGCGGCCACGCGGCAGACCTGATCGGCGACTGGACAGAAAAGCGCGAGCAAAGCTGGGATAAAGTCACCATAGAAGACATCCTCGATAGCATTGCTTTTCGCCAAGATGTAACCCCGGCATTCGACCCCACGCTCGGCGCAATCGCGATTGAGCATATCGACCAAACAGACGAAAGCGATGCGCACTTTTTAACCCGCCTTGCCCAGCGCGTGGGCGCAGTGTTCTCGGTGAAAAACGGCCATTTGCTGTTCAAGCCGCGCGGATCTGGCAAAAGTGCCAGCGGCAAGGACCTCGATGCCATCACCCTGGTGCGCAAACAAGGCGACCGCCACACCTACAGCAGCGCCGACCGTGAGCTTTATACCGGCGTGCGCGCCCGCTGGGTGGATGTGCAAGAGGGCAAAACCAAAAGCGTGCTGGTCGGCATTACCGGCCATGTGCGCATACTGCGCGATAACTACCCCAACCAAACCGAGGCCATGGCAGCCGCCACCGCAGAATATAAAAAAATCCAGCGCGGTGAATGCGGCTTTACCCTATCGCGGGTGGGTGATGGCCGCTTACGTGCCGAACAGCCTATAAAACTTGTGGGCTACCACCCCGAGATCGACGCCAAGGACTGGGTGATTAAAACCGCCACCCACCGGCTTGATAGCGGCGGGTACATCACCAGCGCCGAGATGACGCTGACAGATGCAAGCAAGGCCGATCAATCCTCGTAATCGGGCACTTCGCCTGTTTCCAGCAGCGCCACCAGCTGTGCATCGGTCAAAATCAGCGCGCCCTTTGCGCGGGCCTTGTCGATCTTGCCATTGCGCGCCAGATTGCCCGGCCCGATGTGGCCATTCACACATAAAAAATCGAGATCATTGACCACAGTTTTTACCACGTGCAGCCCGTTGGCCGTTGCCAGCGCTTCGAGCACGGCGCGATCTTGATTCGGGAAGCCGGTAAACAGAATGCGCAGCCCACCTGGCTTAGGCGCTGCCGCTGCGCCATTGGTTGATTCGTTTTTGCTGTGTTCGGCTTGGTAGTGCACCAAGAGCAGGGGCACATCATCACCATCATCGATGTCTTCAATGATTCGATCGAGCCGGAAGGTATGGTATTTGTCGCCGCAAAACCCCTGCAAATGCGCGCCGGATATCCGCGCCTGGCTGACTTCATAGAAACCAACCACGCCGCGCGCGTTGATATAGATAATCCGGCGGGTATTGGCACTCATTTTTTCATCATCCTTTTGGCCAGTTGTTCCAGCAGATGGATATCTTCACGGTCGAGCTCTTTCGATTCCATGCCGGCAGACAACAAATTGAACAGGTGCAAGATCCGCTCATCGATCACCCGATTAACTGCGTAGGCCAACTGGTGATCGGCAACGATGTGCTGCTCGACGGCTTTTTTGCCGTATCTGCTTGCTTCCATGTCTGTGCCGCGCGTCAGTTCATCGAGCGATAAATCGAGCACGGCGGCAGCTTTTGGCAGCCTTGCGCTTGGAAAACCCCTTTTTTTCCAGTTGGAAAAATACGAGCTATCGACGCCGATAAGTTCGCAAAAGCGCTTTTGATTCAAGTGCTTTTGTTTAATCAGTGCTTCAATTCGCTCGATCATAGGCTGGGGCTTCATGGTGTTGTCATTTTGTTAGCTCTTGCGCCGCTTGCCAAATGTCGTTATGTTAGTTGTCAAAATGACAACACAAAAAAGGCGTAACGATGTCAAAAAAAGCACTCAATCGAGCAATCCAGCTGGTCGGACGCAAAACCATCGCCGATGCCTGCTGTTGCACTCCGGACAATGTCAGCAACTGGCTACGGCGTGGTGGTGTTCCTGCCAATAAATGTTTTGCCGTGGCAAAGGCCACAGGCTGGCGCGTCTCGATGCATCAACTCAATGAATCCGCATTCCCGGAAAACCTGATCCCGGCAAGCCAAATGACTGCATATCAGGGTAAAGCCGTCGCCATAGCTTGACCATGCGAATGATTAAGCAGATTTCACATCAAAAGGAGCAAAAGGCATGACCGATGTTCTTGAGCAGGTTATTACCCTGCCGGTCAGTTATGAGATCAGCACGATTGATCGCGCTGCCTATGACACGGTGCATCAATTCCCTGGCGGGGCGGCAGCACTGGCAGAGCGCGCCAATCTGCGCAACGGCAAAACGCTGTCGAACCTGGTCAAGCCAGATAACCCGTCGCACAAGCTTGGTTTGAAACAGTCCATACCCATCCAGATTGCCGCAGACGACTACCGCATCCTGCATGCCTACAACGCCGCGCTGAACCATGTGGCCATCCGCCTGCCGGAAGTAAGCAGTTATTCAGACATGGGGCTGCTCGATGCCTACGCCGCCTGGACTGCGGACATCGGGCAAACCGCCGAGGCGATTCGCCAGGCGCTGGATGCGGGCGTGACAGAAGATGAACTGGCGACCATCTACCGCGAAATGCACGAGGATTTCGCCCGAGCCTACGAGCTGTTTGCCCGGCTCAAAACAATCATGAAGCCATCGCATGGAGCCAAGCCATGAGGTCGTACAAGGTTTTATGCCCGCACTGCGGGGCACAGGCAAACATCAAAAAGTCGGTGCAAATCTCCGATCAGTACAAGGAATTCACCTGCATGTGCACAAACGAGCTGTGTGGCCATGTGTGGGTTGCATGCCTCACGCCCGTGCGCACGTTGAGCCCGAGCAGCATTCCGAATACCGCCATCCATATTCCGCTTTCATCACACGTCAAGCGCGTGGCCGTGGTGCGGCTGATGGAAGAAGAACCAACCAATACCCCTTAACCCACCGCACGGAGGATCAACCATGCGATTTTCTCAATCGCTGCATGTGCAGCTTTCACCCGCTGTTATTTCAACGGCATCAACAGAAATTGAACGCAAGGCGTTCGAGGCACAGCAAAACCGTCGCCGACTGGCTGCTTATTATCAAAAGCGCCGTGAACTGAGCAAAAACAACAGCGTGCACTTGCCCATGAAGCATGTGCATTTGTTCCCGCATGGCCGTGTAATCGGGAGGAATTGATATGACCACAGAAGAACTTGAATATTGCCTCGCCAAACAACTGCCACGGGCACATAGCGTATGGACAGATTATGGTGATTTCGAACTGGATGAAGAGCTACGCGCGGCTATAGAAAAATCGTTGCGTCCGATTATTCAGCGCCGTATCCGTGCCTTGTCCAAGGAGCAAAGCCATGTTTAACACTAAAGACTACGCCATTGATATTGAAACCCTATCCACCAGCCGCCGAGGCTTCTCAGTATGACCAGATACGCCGAAAAAACATCAGTAAGCAGCTACAAAAGCCGTGAAGAAATTGAGCGAAACCTTATGCGTTATGGCGCAAATGGTTTTATGTACGGCACACAGCAAGATCAGGCGATGGTCGCATTTCAAATGCATGGCAAGCACGTCAAATTTGTTCTTCCCATGCCAGATCCACGGCATCGAGCGTTCACACATACACCGGGAAGAGTTCAACTGCGCAGCAAAGAACAGCAAGAAAAAGCCTATGAGCAAGCAGTAATGCAGCGCTGGCGCGCGCTCGCTTTGGTAATCAAAGCAAAGCTAGAAGCCATCGAAGCCGGCATATCAGAGTTCGAATCCGAATTTATGGCTCACATCGTCTTGCCTAGTGGTGAAACCGTTGGCGACTGGATGCGTCCGCAGATTGAGCATGCTTATGAACACGGAAAAATGCCGCCACTGCTGCCACACACAAATAGCAACCAATGAAAAATATTACGCAGGAGCAAAACCATGTTTGATACAACAGACTACGCCATTGATATCGAAACCTTATCTACCAGCCGCTGGAAGCTGCCGGCCATTGTCGAGATCGGCGCGGTGGCATTCGACCGCGAAACCGGCGCAATCGAGCGAGAATTCCATGAGCGCATCGATCTGGATGATGCATTGCACTTGGGCAATGTCGATGGGGATGCGTTGCGCTTTTGGTTTGGTCAGCCACATGCACACTCGGTGATGGCCAAAGGCTATCGCCAAACCATTAGAGGCGCGCTGATCGGGTTGTATGTTTTTTTGACCAAGGGTGCCAGCACAAACTATTGGGCGTGGGGTGCGGAGTTCGATATGCGCATTCTCATGGGCACCATCGAGGCGATGAGTGATATGGACTGGATCGACTATCACGAGGTGCGCGATGCCCGTACCTATTGCAATGAGCTTGCCGCGCAATTTGGCATTGTGCAGCCGGTACAAGATCCACGCACCAAACACAACGCACTCGAAGATGCCAAACACTGCGCGCGCCTGGTGTCTGGTGTGTACCAGCAGATGATGGTTATTAAAGAGCGCATCGGCTGATGCCGGGCAAACCCTATCATCCGGCGGCCTGCCGCAAGCGCAAGCGGGTGATCGAGGCAATTGATCATGAGCATGTGGTGTGCTTATCCAAGCGCCGATATCCGGATGAATCGTCCGCGCGCGCCTTCGGCATGAGTGCGCTGGCGCGTCCGGATAACCCACAAAACGCGCTGTATGTTTATCGCTGCGTTATTTGTGGCGGCTGGCACTTAACCAAACAGGGCGCGCGCAATGGCGTGCAGCGAATTGTGCTGCGCCAGCGCGCGGCTCTGTAGAGATTACCCCTATGAATTATCAGGTTCCGGATGGCGTTGTCGATGCCTTGAAACACGACTACGGGTTCAAAGTGAAAAACAACTGGCTGCGTGATGGCAAATGCCCGCAATGCGGCAAGAAGGAGTTGTATGCCCACGGTGATGCGCCGTGGATGATCCGCTGTGGCCGGCTGAATAACTGCGGTTGGGAATCGAGCATCAAGGATTTGTATCCGGATCTGTTCGAGAACCTGAGCAAGAAGTACGAGCCGACGGTTGATGACCCGACCGCGACTGCCCGCGCGTACTTGGGATTGGTGCGCCGCTTGCCTGTGTTCGAGATTAAGGGCTGGTATGCACAGGGCTCGTTTTTCGATTCGAAACTGGGCATTGGCACGCCCACGGTTCGCTTTGAGCTGGATGCCGGGGTGTACTGGGAACGGTTCATCGAGAATGTGGGCAAGCTGGGGCGCAAGGCGCATTTTCACGGATTGTATAAAGGTTTGTGGTGGGCGCCGCCTGGCTTTGATGTGCCGGCACACGATGAAATTTATCTGGTCGAGGGCATTTTCGATGCCATTGCCTTGACGCTTGCCGGGGTGCCCTCTGTGGCGCTGATGAGCTGCACGAATTACCCGAGCAAGAAGCTGGATCCTTTGCTGGCGCAAGCCAAAAAACCACGACTGGTGTTTGCGCTCGATAGCGATGCCGCTGGCCGTGAGTGGACGGAGAAGATGGCCGAGCGGGCGCGTGAGGCTGGCTTTGAGGTGGCCGCCGCGCAGGTGCCGCAAAAGGGCAAGGAGAAGATTGATTGGTCTGATTTGTACGCCCGCGAGGAGATCGACGGTAAAACGCTGGATGAGGCGCGTTATCTGGGCTCTCTGGTGTTGGCCAAGTCGGCATCTGAGAAGGCACGGCTTATGTATGGCCGCCGTGAGATGAGGGAATTCCCGTTCGTTTTCCACAAGCGTACCTACTGGTTCAAGCTTGATGTGGAGAAGCTGACCAAGGCTCAGGGCGTGATTGCCGATACGCACCCGGATATGTCTGATGAGCAGATTCGTGAGCTGGCGATTGAGGAATCCGGCACGATCAGCGAGATCGCCAACTGCTCGATCGAGTTTTTGTATTACCAGGCGAATGTGATTACCGATGAGAGCTGGTATTACGTGCGCATCAATTTGCCCACCGGTAAGCGTAATGAGGTGCGGGCTACGTTTACTGGCGGGCAGCTGGCCAGCGCGAGCGAATTCAAAAAGCGGCTGCTTTCGGTGGCCACGGGCGCGGTGTGGACAGGCTCTAGCGGCCAGCTGGACCGGATTCTTAAAAACCAACTTGGGGGGCTTAAGGTGGTGGATACGATTGATTTTATCGGGTACTCGCCAGAGCATTCGACTTATGTGTTCGGCGATATAGCGGTGCGTGGCGGCAAGGTGCTGCGCATCAATAACGAGGATTTTTTCGACCTGGGCGATTCTTCCAAAGCGGGCAGCTTGAAAAGCCTGGCTCAATCGGTGCGGCTGTCGATTAATGATGATCGCACCGAGTATTCCAGCGCATGGATCAATGATCTGTACGGCAGTTATGGTGTGCGCGGCATGATTGCGCTGGCGTTCTGGTTTGGCAGCCTGTTTGCCGAGCAGATCCGCTCGATGCACAAGAGCTTCCCGTTTTTGGAGGTGATCGGTGAGCCGGGTTCGGGTAAGTCCACGCTGATCGAGTTTTTGTGGAAGCTGTACGGCCGGCGGGATTATGAGGGCTTCGATCCGAGTAAATCGACGCTGGCCGCGCGTGCCCGTAACTTTGCCCAGGTATCGAATTTGCCGGTCGTGCTCATCGAGGCCGACCGTGATGAAGATACGGCCAAGAGCAAGAAGTTCGATTGGGATGAAATGAAAACGGCCTACAACGGCCGGGCTTCGCGCTCGCGTGGCCACAAGAATACGGGCAATGAAACCTATGAGCCGCCGTTCCGTGGTTCGCTCGTGATTAGCCAGAATGAGCCGGTGAATGCCAGTGAGGCAATTATGCAGCGGATTGTGCACCTGCGGTTTGATCGAGCAGGCCATACGCCTCAAACCAAGGCAATGGCCGAGCGGCTGGAACGCATCGGCGTGGATGAGGTGAGCGGGTTCATTCTGGCCGCCGCCACGCGCGAGGCAAAGGTGCTGGAGGTGATCGGCCAGAAGATGACCGAGTGGGAAGATAAGCTGATGACGCTGCCGGATATCAAATCGGTGCGGATCGCAAAAAACCACGCCCAGATCGCCGGCATGGTGCATGGCTTGGCCGAGGTGGTGCGCCTGCCGGAAGGCGCGCTCGAAGAGTGCGATGCGTGGATATCGGTTCTGGCGCTGGAACGGCAGGATTCGATCAATTCAGATCACCCGATCGTGCGGGAATTCTGGGATGCGTTCGATTACCTCAATGGTGATGAGGATGACCAAGCGCTCAACCACTCGCGTGATCCATCGGTATTTGCGGTGAATTTGAATGAGTTCGTGGAAAAAGCATCGGAGCGACGCCAGCAAATACCGAACATCGCGGACCTTAAACGCCACCTTAAAACCAGCAAAAGCCGCAAGTTCATCGACTCGAACCGGGTGGTGACCAGCGCGATTAGCTATCGGGATAACCTGCGTTCATCACCAAAATCGGTGCGGTGCTGGTTGTTTAAGAGGGGTTGAGCTTTTGATTTTTTTACCTATGGGCTATCGGAGGATTAATGAAGATTGGTAAATACAAACCTTTGCAGTGGAAAAGTCATCTTTGGTTCGCATGGTGGCCCGTTTACTGCGGTGATAGTGGTGCGAGATATGTCTGGCTAGAGCCTGTTATGAGAGTCAGGAATAGAAGCCCGGGCGCAAAGTGGTTATACACACTGCCTAACTCTGCACAAGAAGTCACAAAACTCATTGGTAAGGGAGGGCGTTAGCTCGTCCATGTGGAGCGAAGCGGAAAGAACTTGACCGACGGGTTAGTCGGTTTTAACTAAGGAGACGAAAAATGCAATACATCTTGACGCAAGACGAAATTAACAACATGACACCAAAATCCGATGTAGAGGCGCGCGACATGGCTCTATTTGCGGCACGAGAAAAGTTGCTGTTGGTTTCCGGGTTTACGTGTATTCACGCAGTAGATGGAAAAAACGAGTATTGCGATGGTTGCCCATGTAGCTATATCGACAACAGCCACAACTATGAAACGTGGCAATTGGTTTGCAACTTGAATAAAGAATATAGCCAATGATTACGGACAACGCATAGCTAAGGGGCCGACTTCAGCCGGTCCCGCTTGAGCGCCTGGTTCGGCACAGGATTAACCTATTGGAGAGGAAATACGATGATTACTTTGACCGTGAAACAGATTGCTGACTTGGCCGGATACGCCGGGCTGGTATTAAACCAGCGGTTCATCCCGAAAGGCGACGACCTTGAGACGGAGTACACCGTGATGGAATGCCCACCGACAGGAACCACAGACTACGAGGGTAAGGTGAAGCACTACGCGCACATCGCCTACGTTACCGACTACCCGGACGATGGCGTGTGTCCGCTGGGTGACGAGGTGCCGAACGCATAGCTAAGGGGCCGGATTCAGCCGGTCCCGCTTGAGCGCCGGGTTGGCCGGCTGGTTACTACAGGAAAAGGAAGTGACATGGGAATTGATGCCTGCATTTACTGCAAGACGACAGACGGGAAAGAGCCTGCGCTTTGCGACAACCTGCCAAGCGGCGCGGAGATTGTTGCTGGTGGTGAATGGGCACCTACTGGCGCAACGCATGAGATTGACCAGTGTTGGCGCTACTACAGCAAAGGATACGAGCGTGGGCCGTGGCCGACTATTGCTGCCGTGCTGATGGCGCTGCATGCGTGTGCAAACGTTGAGACGGTGTGGTACTTCGGCGACTGCTCGGAGACGGACGAGCCATTCACGCCAGAGCGGGTGCAGGAGTACAGCGCGCACTACATGGCGAATGGCGACAGGCCGTACCGACATGGCTAAGACGGCCAACGCAAAAGCTGTGGGGCTGGACGCCGCATGCGGCCAGTCCCACACGAGCGACAGGTTGTGCCCCGGCGCATCTTCGGAGGGGAAATGATGAACGCCGAACGAAAAATTGCCCGCGAACTTGCCGAAGGCATGGCCGACGACAGGGCGCACCGTATAACCACTATGGCTGCGGAAGAACTGATCCGCTGCGAAGGCGCGGCCACCAGCGGAATTGATGAATTTGCGATACCGCAATGCCAGGCCGACGACCACGTGCGCGAGTGCATTGCGCACCTGTGCTGGCACGGAGAGGCCGCGAGCCACGAAACCGAAGACGGATACATCGTTGTGCAGTTCGGAGATTTCACGATTGGCGCAGGAGGCTGAAATGAGCAAGGCATACGAAATCTTTGATGCGGCGTTTGCGAAGCCGCGCGACCCGCGTAGCGACGAATACAGGCACGGCGTTATTGACATTCTGAAGTTCCGGCTCGGCGAGGCCAACCAGGCATTCGGCAAAAAACAATATGTGCTCGGGACAGCGCAGGCCGACGCCTACTTTGCCGGTTGCGACGAGGGCCATCGCCTAGCACGGGAGCACCTAGAGAAAGTCGGCGCTGGCGGGACGGCACCCGAGGGGCACAACAAGCAATAGACACCTAAATAGGTGTCCATATAAAAAATTCAGTGATCAAAACAACCTGTTCACTGTGATGAATCCGGCTTGATGGAGCACCAGTGCTTGCCTAGCTCTCGGCGATTTTCTGCATAGACATCGAGGATGTGAACAACACCGCCATAGACTTGATGCTCTGCCAGTACTTGGCAAATATACTCGGCATAGCCATCGCGATTGCTGCCATTATCGGCAACACCCACCAGTATGCTGGGCAGGCCTTTGTGTGCCCATGCTGCCGATTTAACCTTGGGCTCTTTTTTAACCGCAGCTAAGGCTGCTTGTAAATCTTGCTCGGTTGCCCTTGGGTATTCTGGCTTGTAGGGTTTTTCTTGGGTTGTTTTTGCAGGCGCGGGCGCGGTTTGTTCGTCTGATTTTTTATCTGAGCAGGCGGTGATGCTGATTGTAAGCATGATGAGCGTGACAATGGCGATTGTGTTTTTCATGGCAATGTCCAATTTGTGGGGGTTCTATCATGGCAAAAGGTGTGGAGCCGCGCTATGGCAAGCTGCGGCTGTATTTCACTTTCGATGGCAAGCTGCGGCGTGAGTTAACAGATCTCGATGATACGCCGGAGAATATCGCTTACGCGCAACGCATGGTTGAAAATATCAAGCATGAGATTAAGGCGGGATCATTCGATTATTCCCGCTACTTTCCCAACAGTAAGGAGCTTGCGGAAAACAGTATCGGGCACTATGCGCGGCTGTGGCTTGATCTTAAAAAATCGCAGGTGGCCGCTTCGACTTTTTATGGGTATTCAACTTGCGTCGATCGCATCGTAAATAAGTTCGATGCCCGCCACGCGGAGGCGGTTGATTATATCGAGATCGAACGATGGATCACCGAGGATATGGGGCATCTGGCGAGCAAGACAATCAAGGAAACGATTGCTGTGCTACGGCAAATCTATGCGCTCTACCAAACCCGCAACCGTAAGGCATGGGACCCGACAACGGGGGTGCGCGTTAGATTGCCCGATCAGGATGACCCTGACCCATTCAACCGCGCCGAAATTGAGGCAATGCTCAAATTCCCTACGCATCGAGTGCAAGACATTAACTTGATCGAATTCATGCTGTGGTCGGGCCCGCGTGTGTCGGAAGCGATTGCCTTGGCTTGGGAGGATGTTGATCTCAAGGCGGGGGTTGTTAAATACCGCCGGGCGGCCGTGCGCAAGGCGTATAAATCAACTAAAACAAGGCGATCAAACCGCAAAACTGAACTACTCAAACCAGCACTTGAGGCGCTGGTGCGGCAATGGGCAATAACCGGCAATATGCCGCCGATCGAGATTGAGGTGCTTGAGCGAGATAACCGAACCATTCGGCGGGAAAAAATTCATCCCGTATTCAGACAAGCAAAATCTGATCTGCCTTACACCAGCGATTTCGTCCTAAGAGATCGATTCTTCATGGATCACCTGCGCAAAGCAGGCATACGGCCACGAGGCCCAGGCAACTGCCGACATACATTCATCAGCCAGTGCTTGACCGCTGGATTGCCCGTGAAATGGATTGCCGACCAGGTAGGACACACAACCCCATCAATGATCTATCGACGCTACGGCAAGTGGATCACCGCAGACGCCGATGACGTAAGAAAACTGGCAGAAAGCAGGCTAGGTTTCGACTAGCCATTCGCTAGATCTTTCCCGAAATCTTCACAATTTCAGCGATCAAGAATTTAATTTATTGTAAATCAACAACTTATTTGGCGGAGCGAGAGGGATTCGAACCCTCTTTTTTGCTTCTGGATAATGGTAAGTATTTGTTTTACATAAGTCAACAAATGACATAAAGGCCTATTTTTTTCCCGCAATTTTCCCGCGATCATCTGAAAGGAGTATTAGATACGCGCGCACATCATCATGCGCGCGTGGTTTTTCTAAAATCCATGACCGCATCGGAAAAGAGTAACATTGGTAATATTTGATAAATCCAAGCGTAAATATTTGATTTTATTGATTTTCAATGTTACAAAAAAGAGTAATAGGTTAGTAATCATGTTACTCTTTTGTTTGTAATATTGACTGTGAAAAAAATCATATAATATCAATGGTTTACAAAATATTACTTTTCAGGTTACTTCTATATTACTCAAATGTTACTCTTTTCATTTTGGTGAAAAAACGGATGTATTTGCATATAAATCAGAAAGTTGTATATTCACCATCTAAGTTCTATTACTCTTGTTACTCTTTTCCGATGCAGTCATGCCAATAAATGAATACTTCGTTCAATTTTGGTGAAAAAAGATCGCAGGCGCGGTGGGGTGGTGACTGCGCGCGGTTGGTGGCGGTTGGTTTGTTGGGTGGCAGGCAGTAAAAAGGCCGCTGATGCGGCCTTGATTTGATGATGTTGGCGTATTCGCCGGGTGTTGAATCTATGCCGATGACACTTGATCTAGCTGGTAGGGGTGCCAATCGATTACGGTTTCACCCAGCCAATCGTTCAGCTCTTTGAAGCGGGCTTGCAGCGGCTCGATCTCGTTTTGACTGAACACCTTTGATGCGACCTCGGCCGATCCAAACCCGGCCGAATTCGTCGGCACGATGCCCATGATCTGCGGCGGTACCCGGTGGGCGGCCAAAACATCATCACGGGTCACGTTTTTGATGTTGAAGAACTCATCCTTGGCCTGAACCTCTGCCACGGGTATCAGCTTCAGCCCATCGGTTTTTCCGCCTGGGGCATGCAGGAAAAGGTTTCGAAAATTGCCAGGGCCTTTTGAGTCTTTCAGGGCTTGCTTGATCTTATCGACATCGTCCGTTTCGACCTGCTCATCGGTCAGGTACAAAATGAATCCGGCATGGCTGCCGTTGAGGTAGTACTTACGCCGGAATAGGGTAGCCGACTCATTCAGCCATGCAGACTGCAAACCTGATATGTACTCCGGCACCCCGTACACCTCCTGATTCACATCCGGCTCCATCAGGTGGAAAACAGACCCGGCGGTGAACTCATGCTCGTTCCCGAGCAAGGGCACGAACCAGAACTGATCCTTATCCTTACCCCGTCGCGTGTACTTTGCCATGCTCGAATCGATGCGAATCAGCCGCCCGACACGATCAACGATTTTTTCAGGAAAGCAGTTACCGAATGTTAGATAGTCAAGAAAAAGACGGGACGCGGTTTGCGTGCTTAATTTCGTGTTCGGCTTGAGCGTTTTGAGCAGCACGTTTCGTTTAACGTAGATGGCCGAGCTGTGGTGCGCATTGCTGCGGAAAGACTTCGCCAGTCCGGAGAAAGACACCGGCGGCTCATACCATCGGTTATTCCACCAGCTTTCGAAGTACTGGGTGATATCGGCCCGGTTCATCACCGGTTCAGGGTCGCCGAAAGTGAACGCCTCAATCTGCTTGCTCATCAGAATATCTCCAAACTGGATTTTTTGGCGCCATTGGCGCCGGTTGTTGGCATCGGTTCAAGCGCATGCATCAGCGCCCAGGCAAGATCCGCATGACCCGTGCTATCTCGACCGGATCGGTACGTCACATACTTGCCGCTTTCCGTCATCGTCTGCCGAACCGACATCAGCGCGGCTGAAAGGTCCGACCACCCGCTATCCCACTCGATCTCGCATCGATGCAGCATCCCGAGCAGGCGCATCACCAGGCGCGATTTAATCTCCGGCGAATAGTGCAGGCCCTTCACCCGCGGGAAGAATTTCTTCACGTCCTGGAACACCCCTTCACCCACGCCGGTTTTATCCACCGCTATATGCGTCACGTTGTAGCGCTGCGTGATTCCCTTGATCTGATCCGCCTGCGCGGTATACGGCATCGAACGCCAAGAATGCTTCTCAATCACCCGCGCCCGGCGTTTACCTTCAGGCGGCGCCACCACAATCACCGAAGCCGAATCCGAAGACGGCGCCGGGTCATAGCCAACCCACACCGGCTTATTACCGTAGGGCCGTGTAGAAAATGGCTTGATGTCATCCCACAGCTCCCAGCTATCCACCATCACCGGCTGCAACAGTGCCAGCGGGAAAATGCTCTGCTTATCATCGATAAACTCGCACATCAGCAAATTGCGGAACTCCTCCGGCGAGTACTCACGGCGCAGCTCATCGATATCAAACAAATCGCATCCGGCAGACAGCGCATCCTCGATCGTCACCATATGCCGCCACTGGCCATCTGGATCAACCCGCCCGGATCGCAGCGCCTTATGGCTCACATCCAGAGAAATCAGATCACCGGCATCCCGCCCACGGTTGAAATGCTCCCCCGTCCAGAACGGGAACGCCTCATGCGTCACCGCGCTCGGCGTACTGATGTACGTTTTCGTCCAGCGCTTATGCATCGCCATGCCCGATGCCACCTTGTTGAACGTAATGAACCCAGGTATCCAGAAATACTCATCCATATACACATGGCCGTGATACGACTGAGCCGTGCGCGCGTTCGTGCCTAAAAACAGCAAATCGACCGCCGCGCCATCCATTCGGATCGTCAGCGGCCGATCCATCCCGCCGGCCAAATCCACATCGCACACCTCGCGCACAAAATTGATGATGTACGAGCGGAACACCTGCGCCTGGCTCTTGCTGGCGCTCAAGAAAATCGAAGGGTCACCATCCACAATCGCCCGATGCAGCGCCTCCCGGGCGAAATACCAGGTCGCCCCGATCTGGCGCGATTTCAAAATATTGCGAATCCGCTGCCCCATCTGGCTTTGCCAAGTCGCCTGATAGCCAAACAGCCCATCGTTCAGCGCCTCGCGTAGCAGCGCGACATGCTCAGGCGATAAAAAATTACGGCGTTCAGGTTTTGGCCCAGGCGTGCGCCGCTTCGGGTTCAAGTCTGCCTCTTTACCGCTTTGCTCATAATTGCCGATCCGGGCAAACCGCTCCATCTGGCGGCCCAGCGCATCCAGTTCCTTGAAATGCGCATTGGATTTATTCTCCATCAACAGCAACTGGTGATAGCGGTACAGCGTCGTATCCTCAGCCCGGCGCAGCATCGGCCAGCTATCCCAACCCTCCGTTTTGCGCCAGTCATACAGAGTGAACTGGTTCATCTGAAGATGTTCGGCGATCTGCGGGATCTTCCAGCCCATAAAATAAAGCGCCCGAGCCATTTGGCGCGGCTCATGAGCATCGGAATCGGTCAATGATCTAATCATGAGCAGGATGCTACGCAAAGCCGCCACCCCGCACGCAAGCCACCCGGATACTTAGCGCGTATATGACTTATAAAACATTGAGATAGTTATCTTATACACCCAGCATCAGGGGCACAGACGGAGCACATCCGAGCAATCACCACACAGGAACCGAACCATGAAGTTTTTCCGCGTTGCCGTATCCGGCCCAACCGTTGATGGCCGAGAAATCACCGATCAAGACATCAACGACATGGCCGCCACGTACAACCCAAGCACCTACGGCGCGCGAATCTGGATGGAACACCTGCGTGGCCTGCTGCCCGACAGCATCTTTCCGGCCTATGGCGATGTCACCGCCCTCAAAGCCGAAGACTGGAAAGACCCAAGCACCGGCAAAACCAAGCGCGCCCTGTATGCCCAGCTCGCACCTACGCCAGAGCTCATCAAGGCAAACCAATCGCGCCAGAAAATATTTTTCTCGATCGAAATCATCAAAGACTTCGCCAAAACAGGCAAAACCTACCTTGGCGGGCTGGCCGTGACCGACTCACCGGCAAGCCTTGGCACAGAAATGGCTGCATTCAGCCAAACCAACCGCGAAAAATTCACCGGCCTGCCCGAAGGCGAACACCTGTACTCACTCGGCATCGAGGCAGAAAAACACGAACTCGAGCAACCGCCAGAAGACAGCCAAAAACAAGAACGCGCCAGCCTGTTCGCCAAGGTCAGCAACCTGCTCAAAGGCCAGCGCCGAGCCGATGAAGACAAATTCGCCGACATCACCAGCGCCGTCGAGCTGCTGGCCGATCAAGTCAAGCTCATGGGCGAAAAACAGCCCGATCAGCCAGACACCAGCGCATTCACCAGCCAGATCGATGCGCTCGGCGCCAAGATGGAACAGCTATCCAGCCGCATCGAAGCGATTGAATCCGAACCAAACCCGCACCAAAAGCAACGCCCAGAAGCCACCGGTGGCGATGGCCGTGCGGTCACCGACTGCTAACCCAAACTAAAACCTATCGCACACAGACGGAGCAACCATGAAAAACACCACCCGCGCGGCCTTCAACGCCTACAT